TAGCAACCGCTTGCTTTTGAGGTTTTCCCGCGGCTATCTCGCGTTTAATATTGGAACTAATTACTTTTCTTGAACTTCCTTTTCTTAATGGCATACCATCTCCTTACGCCGGATCCGTTCCGTGAGTGAGAGCAAATTGTTTATCTACTTCTGCCCTGAAAGCGTCACCCTCCGGACCGTCTGCATGATAAAGAGGATTAGCCAGCATGGCCGCGCATTCGTCCGGAGTCTTTCTCCCTGTTTCGACGCTAGCATTGACCGGAATAGGTTTTTCACCGGCATCAATCCTTAGTTTATTGGTAAGTAAAACACCGTCCGCCGTTGCACCAAATTTAAGCATAAGATTGTATTCTGTTTCATTGAGCACACCCCGGGAAGCAAGGCGGTCGATCCATGCCTTGTTGGTATCCACAAGATGTTTGCCGTTTTCGCCCAAGGCGGTCATTTCCTTTTCCGCGTTGAAGGGTTCAGGTAAAAGAGTATGAATATCTTCCATGACATCCTGCATAAAATCATCGAACTGGCCTTTACTGAGGTTGGCATTCTTAGCAGCCTTTGACATGGCCACTATTACAGGATCCTGAGCATCCAAGTCGCCGAACCTGTCTAAAGGGTCCCCCTCTTTTTGTTCGCCTGTGGCCCTGGACCGTGCCGGGGGCCGGTAGTCTTTAAGATAATCCTCGGCATTTTCCGGAGCCGCACCTTTACCGTCCAATTGCTGCAAAAGTTTATTGTTATGCTTTCGGCTGTCGTTATAAGCCTTGGCTAAACTCTCAGCCCTCACTTCACCTTTTACCGGATCCCAAAACTGCTCGGCTATATCCGCAGGTCGTTCTACAGTAGAGGGGGCTTTGGAAGGATCAGCCTCCTGCGACGGTTCCGGAGTAAAATCCGGCGTAGTTTCATCTCCTGCGCTCGCAAGTAAACCCTCACCCGCATTAGCTGTGCCGTTATCGCTCGGCTTTTGGGAAGCATCTTCCAGGGCTACTGTAGCTTCGGGGTTGGTATTTTCGGCTGGTGCCGTTTCTGGTGTCGCTACCTGGTCATTCATATTTTTTTCTCCGAATAAGGGGTAAACTTAAGTTTATTTTGCATTGGTTATCCTCTTTTGAATTGAACGGACCAAAGCGTTTTGTCCTTCCCTGGAATATCCGATCATTATTCCGGAGAACCCTTCGGACACCTGCATGACCGGTTTATCAATCGTGGTAGATATCAGATGAGCTAACACTTTTTTGCCGGTCGGCGTTCCAAACGTCTTGCCATAAAGCAGATCGATTTCCCTTTCCTTCTTTTTTATTGCTTCTGGAATCGCTACCTTCGCTACCATTCAAAACCTCACATTTTTAAAAGATTCGCAATAGGAATTGTCCCGCTGTTCCCGACTTGTCCTTCTTCTTTTAAGACCATGATCATTTCTCCAAAGGCCTCTAATTCTTTTTGGGAATAACTAACTCCTGCATTAGTAACATCAACGTGAAAATGTCCCCCGTCGTCCAAATGAAAAACAATTCTTCCAGGGTTTGGCGGATTAGAACTAACCTTTAAAGTGGTATGGTTCATTGCGGCCCGATCAAGATCTTTATTCATTCGCTACCTCATTATGCTGGTTGTTGTTGAGCCAATTGCGCCTGGGCAATGAGCTGTGCCACGGTTTCCAGGAGTTTGTCGCGCTCTCCTTTATCTCTAATCAATTGTTGCGGTACGCCGAGTTTTCCACCCGACCATTCCGGTAGGTCCTCGACTTTAATACCGCCGAAAAGTATTTCCGGGCTTATTCCCTGGTTAATCGTTATCCAATTGACTACGCTTTCCAGATCGTTCAACGCCTGCTCCTTGGCCAGGGGAGAGGTGGCCTGAACTTTTGTTGCGCGTCCGTCTAATTTAATCGGAAAATCTATGAGCCCACGTCTTGCCATAATATTTAAAGTTCTTTGAGCAAGCGGCCGTAGAAATTCCGACATAATGCGGGAGAATGGCGCGCCGATATCCTGGGAGAGTTCCTTGACGCGCTCTATGATTTCTGTGGGGGATCTTACTGAACCCGTTGGATCGGGCAGCGCCCGGTCGAACAACGCAGTTTTAATATCCTCTTTCAATTTTTCTGAAATAGCCTCACCGATTCTAAGGTCCCCGGGCGTATCCATGCGTTCGATATCACCGATTTTATCTACGGGGAAAAACGTACCGGCAGCGAGGTTGACCATATCGAGGTTGGCTATAGAATCGTTGGTAGTCTGCCAGAGTCCGTTAATGGACATCGAGGCATTCTGCAACATGAACTCGACGGTTTTATTGAGGGTCTTGATATCGGGAAGGGCGAATAAAAGCGGCCCACGGCCAAAGACTTCGCCAGCGACTTTCACCCAGCGGGTAATGATCCATGGACTTTCAATGAGTCTTCGTTCCACCAAAAGGACTGAGCTGCCACTATCCAGATTTTGTGAATCGGTAGGAGGTGAAATATTCTGGTTATCCATCGTGCCTTTGAGGATGACTTGATACCAGAAAACTTTTTCCTTGTGATCGAAATAGGTCGCTTCAAGGATGTTGGCGAGGCCGTTGTTTAGAAACTTGCCCCCACCGTCACGCTCAATCTGGTTGATTGCGGCGAGTCCCCCGGGTTTAATATCCGGCCAGGTGGCTTCGATGTTTCTTGGTGCTACGTTATGCTGGCGGAAAACACCATCGACCGCTCCAAGCGGTCCTTCATCAAGAGCCAGTTGCGCATTGGGAACGGCGTTATAGATTACCGGATTTTCGTCGTCGCCTTCCAGGACCAGCATGGCCATGGTGCCGACTGCGAGATCGAGGTAGCCTTCAACGGAGGATGTATCAAAATTCGAATTCTGTATTACGGAGAAAAACTTTTTTTGAATTTCTTGGAGTTTTGCGGTAGCCACTGATATCTGATCATCGGGAACATCGGTACCGGGGAGAAAGTCGAGCCATTCCTGAAAGGGGGGAGTCAGGTTCGATTGCAGGCGTGACGCAAATTTCTGTGTGGAGTTGATGGCCGTGGAGTCAAAGACCCGAACCATTTTATCGGCGCCCGGCTGGAACGTCGAATACAGGTTACGCATGGGAAGGCCGAACTCATAAGCGTCCCTGTATTGTGAAACCCAGTTCTGTTTCTGGTCGTTGGCCGTGTTCGCCCTTTTAACAACATTCTCAATGCTGGCGGCTGGCATCTATTATGCCCTCCGTCCACCACCGAGTTTAACAGCTCTCGGGATTTCCCCTTCACGTTTGAATAAAGTCTGTGGCCCTGCGGTCCTGGCTGTGATCACCTTTTGTCGGGCTTCGCGTTCGCGGGTTGCCTGGGTTTCCCTGGCGGTAAGTAATTCCTTCTGCTCTTTCTGCGCCGTTGTTTCCTGTACACTGGGCTTCTGCACCTGTTCCTGGGGTTCCGACCCTCCGCCGAAAATTCCTGCTATCCCGGTAAATATTGTGCTGAGAACGTCTCCCATTTTTTAGACTCCGACCACCAATTCGTAAAAGGTATCTATGCAATTGCTGGGGCGTCATTACAAACCATTTAGACAGTCCCAAAACTGATTTAACTAAAGTCACACAGTTAAGCAATCCGCGTATATTATAAGATACACTTTTTGGCAAAGGAAGCATTATTTTAACAATATCTTTAATATATTCCTCTTTTATGAACTCTTTTGCTATATTTTCGGGGGGTGCGGGCCAATAATCGACATCGAGGAAAGTTGCCAGGGGTTCGACTTTGAGGGTGTGCTGAGGGGTGAGGAGGCCGGGAGGACCCTGGTATTTGGCAAAAAACACCCAGGTATGCTCCCAGCCGTTCCATGTGAAACAACTCCAGGGCCGATGATAGTTACTCTTTTGAAAAACAACGTAGTAGGTGCGCCATTCTCTTTTCGCTACCTGGCCGACGGGCATAAGCTACATTTTTGGCGTTAATAAGTTTTTTCCCAATAATTCGATCAATTTCCCCAGCTTTTTCTCTATTCCTATCAATACCCAGCCAAAAAACCCGAAAAATCCTAATGTTACGAACCACATACCTGTAGTAAAATTCATTTTTTCAAGCCTCCGAACCAGACTAAAAATTCATCCTCTCCGCGTTTTCTCAGGACTACGACATAACCAAGTCCCCGCGCCCGGTTCGAAAATGATCCGGCCTCCTTAGCTGTCATTAGGGCTTCGTGTCCCTTATCAAGGTCATTAATAAGATGGTCCCATGGTTTCTTTGATGAGTGTCTAGTTACTGGCTTAGGCTGATTTTTCTTAAATTTAAAACGTGAATAATCTGGGACTTCGCCCTCTAATATCAGGTTCTTACTGTGTCCGTGTCTTAATTCAATCTTTTTACCGCTTTTTTTCTTAACTGTATCTTTTTTCATGCTACCTCCTAAAAAAAGGTTAATTAAGTATCAAATACTAGTTTCCTACTAGTTTCTACTAAATTAGTATTTAACGAAAAACATCCCAACCTGTCTTTGCCTGCACCGGTTTCCTGTTTCTCATCTTATTTCGACCTTGAATTGCTTTAAATTCTCCGGTTCCCATGTTAAAGTAGCCTAAAGCATCACAAACGTGGCTATATTTACCTTTATCCGGTTTGTCGGCGTAGCGTTCTGCGCCAGCCACCTGGAGGCGCCGATATACCCATTTCCCGGCTAATCCGGCCCGTAACACCTTACAACGCTTGTGGATAAGCAGTCCGGGCTTCCCGTCGATCAATCGGGTCATAGGCAATCGGGTAGCCTCCACCCTGACGCCAATATCATTCGTTTGTGCTCCTCGCATGGGGATATCTTTTGATTTCAGGTGATCAAAGACTACGGTTTCGTAAATCTCATCCCTTTTCATGCCCATGGGATCCCCCCAGCCCTCAGCGAGTTCCCTTCCCGGAAATAATTCAGCGATTGTCTGATTGACCTGGTTAGAAAACTCCTCAACCCCCATATCGAAACAGACTATTTCTGCATGGATCAGAATAATTCCTCTGGGGTGCCTCTGCCCGATAATCGCGGACGGAGACAAGGTCCCACCCCCCACATCCGCCCCGATTATCAGGTCGGTGTCCTTGAGGACAGCCAAAGACTCGACAGACATCATTTCATCGTTGTATTCCGGGCAAACGGGCTTGCCATGGCCCACAACTCCATATTTAGACTCGTAATAAACTCGGATTCGTTCCAGGTTATTGAATGGTAACTTCTTTTGGTAATAGTTGGTGGGGAGATTGGGGATGTTCTCGGCAACGGGATTAACGATGTATTGCCGCCCTGCGGCCTGGATAATTCTTTCATGTTTGTGGGCTTCTTTTGAGACATCGATCACGGCTCCTGGTTGGTTAAAGAATTTCAAACTCTTCATTATCCGCTCCCCCGAACTGTCCTCGGGACCGCCAAACTCCCACTCATACATCCAGTGGTCCTCATCAGGCGGGTTGGTATCCCCAATCATACAGGGGAAGGTACACTCAACCCCATGCTTATCAGCCGATCTATTAGGAAAACGCCCAACCCGGTCCCACCCTGCCAGCACAATCTCTTCATTAAACTCCCGCATTTCGTTCCAGTAAATATGCGAGATATTCAGGCTTAAAAGTTTGCGAACATCCTTTGGTTGGTCCATTGCCAGAAAATAAACCTCGCAATCCAACTCTCCAGGGATAATAATATGCTGTGATATAGGCGGAGTACCCCCAATCGTTCCGAAAATACCCTCCGGGAAGTTTTCCTTCCAGGTCTGGATCGTCGTGGTCTTCAACTCAGAATAAGTATTCCGCAGTACCACAGGCCGCGTATAACGCACGCCATCGTTAGGAGACCGATCCTGCATCATAGCGATCTGTAGTACCGCGAAACACAGACCCGTAGTCTTTCCACTTCCCACAGGACCCTTAATGATTCGAACATCACTCCGATCCTCCAGGAACCTGGCAATCGTCGGAGCATGCTCCAAGTTAAGGTTTGCGGTGAAGGGGGTCATTTATTTTTTAATTCACCAACTAATTTATCTGCTGTGTAAACAGCTGACCTGACATATTGTTCCATTGGTATCGGTGGACCACCCGGTTTTGTTAAATCTGAAACCACCAAACCATGCAAAATAACAAGAGAATACAATTCCCGCTTGGTAAGAGAACTAAAATACTCAGACTTCTTTAAATCACTCATATTGCTACCTCCTTAAATGTTTAAGTGAAACACATTCAGGACAACTCCATTCAAGCGTCCCTTTTAACTTCCAACCCTCTTTTATTATGGATTTATAAGCTACAAGTCTGTCAGGTTTAAAAAAGTTTGCTACCCTTCTTTTTGCCCAATTCTTACAACCGGGCTGATCATAGCTTATCCTTAAAAATTTATATCTATCCTCCACTTCTTACCTCCCGCGAAAAAGGTTCATAAATCACTCACCGCCAATACAACGATAAATAAATAAAGAACCAAAAAAAAATATCCCATCAGGTCTCCCCTTCATGTGCTACCCCCATTGTAAATGTTATAGGAAACGGCAAAAAATAATATATATGAGGGGAAGGGATAACGACTAGGTATCGATCGCGTTTTCCGGAGGCCCCCCCTCGCTTTCCTCAGCTTTTTCCAGCGAATCGATTGTGGGTGTAGCAATCGAATAGGAATAGTAAGCCCCTACCTTTAAAGGATTAACTATCCTTCACCTCTTTAGTTGCCCCTATAGTTGCCCCTACATCGGCGTGAATAACCTGAACGCTAGGCTTGTCGCCCATGTTTATGCTTATGCCCACGAACGCTGGCCGCTGTTCAAGATCCCTAACTTTAGGTTCAAAGGTGCCCAGGTGCTTGCCTATGAGTTCATAAGCGCGTACGGCTACCGCTGGGTTCTTCTTCTTATGATCGTTGATGATATCCTTTAGCCCTTCTAAAACAAAGGTGTTAGATATCCTTGAAACAGCCGCCATCTCTTCCCTACGCTGGGTGAGGTGTAAAACAAAGTTATCACTGTTCATAAGCCTTGAACTTGACACTTTAGCCGTGTTATCAGCGCAATCGTAGACTTGTCGGTAAGCTGAGGTTGGGGTTTCTCCTGCCAACACCAAAGTCAGCACTTGTTCGTGTTCCGCCTTTAATGATGGCAACATCTTAGGATTTGTTAAGTTCTCCTCCGGTTTTGTTAAAGCTCCCATCGTTTTCCTTAACCATTTATTAACATTAAACATTGTATCACAATTAATATCGCATTTACCATTTTTAAGTGGTTCACCTATTGACAAGTGTTAGACAATGCTATACATTGTGATACATTACTAACT